AATATGTTCAGAAGAGGTATGGCTCTTTATTACGCAAAGGCTTACGATATATGTAAAGACCAAATAATGGAATTACCTGATGGTGAAAAAATTATACAGTTATCAAATGTAGTCCAACCAATTATGTTACACCTATATTGGTTATTTCCCGATATTGGAGATGTTGGTTCATCTGGTGGTGGGCAGATAGGACAAATTGAAGTAATCCCACCAAAAGGTAATCAGAGTAATCAAGGTGGTGGAAATGATGGGGGAGATGAAGAAGATGATGATGAGGATGAGACTCCACAACAAAGACAACAACCTCAACAACAAGAAACTCCAAAACCATCTGCGTCAGGTCCTTTCACAATTAGAGCAAGAGCAATGACTTTACCACTTTTGGTTCACGAATTGGTTAAGGGTGTAGTTATGTTCTTTACATCTGCTGGTGGTGAAAATTCTGAAAAAGGAAGACTTGCTAAAAAACAAGCAAGTTCATTGGAAATTGAAGCATACGATTTAGTATATAGTGAAAAATTCTATAAGGAATTTTACAAAGTGTTTAATCAATTAGTTCCTGACGCACAAGAACAAAGAGATTTAACTCCATTTATGTTGAAGTTCTTATCTGAAGAAAAATATGATACTCTTGTAGAACTTGCAAAATCTTTATTCACATTAGGATTGGAAAATCCTGAATTTGCGGAAGATTATATTACTGATTTGGTTGACAGGTCAAGAAAACTACAAAATAAGATGGGACAAAATCCATCCTACGCAAAAAAGAAATTATACGGACAGACAGGTGACGATGATTACCTATCAAGTTTAGGACTTTAAGTTTAAACCCCTCACAATTGAGGGGTTTATTATTTTCAAGTATTTATAGGATATATGAGTTTAACAAAAGAACAAGTTTTAATAGAATATGGTAAGTGTATGAAATCAACAGAGTATGCACTTAAAACTTATTTACAGACTTATGACAATACAGTATCAAAGTATGTTCCATTAGAATTATTTCCTGACCAAGTTTCATTATTGGAGGATTATGAGAACTATAATGAAAATATTGCATTGAAATATCGTCAGGCGGGGGTATCAACAGTTACCGCAGCTTGGACATCAAAAAGATTAGTTTTTGCAAGAAAAACCAAACCTGAAAAGATTTTGATTATTGCAAACAAATTGGACACTGCGGTTGAAATGGCTAATAAAATCAGAAGTTTTACTGAACAATGGCCAAAATGGGTTGGTGTTACATTCTCTTCTGAAAAAAACTCACAGAGACACTTTAAATTAACAAATGGATGTGAGGTAAAGGCGGTTGCAACATCAAAAGATGCTCTTCGTGGTTATACTCCTACAATACTTGTATTTGACGAGGCGGCTTATATTGAAGCTGACGGAGACTTTTGGGCGGCTTGTATGGCGTCCTTATCCACAGGAGGTAAGGTGATTGTGGTTTCCACTCCAAATGGGTATGACCCAATCTATTATGAAATTTATGACCAAGCATTAAAAAATATGAACGAGTTCAAAATCTCGGAAATGGTTTGGTTTAAAGACCCAAGATACACAAAAGATTTATCGTTAATAAAAGTTAATGACATCATTCATTATTACTTAAACAGAGATGAATACAGTAATGTTGAAATTATTGACTATGACAATATTCCTCCAAAGGAAAGGAATTATGAAGATATTAAATCTTTAATTTCACAGGGATATAAACCTCATTCTTCTTGGTATGAGTCGATGGTTAAAAAACTTAAATACGACAGAAGGAAAGTTAATCAAGAGTTAGAATGTGCGTTTTTAGGTTCTGGAGACAATGTATTTGATAATAACACATTAGACAATATACGAGTAAATGGTGTTAAAGAACCTCAGAATAAATTTATGGGAGGTTCATTGTGGATTTGGAAAGAACCTGAAATTGGTCATAAGTATGTGATGGGAGTTGATGTTAGTAGAGGGGATAGTGAAGACTTTTCAACATTCCAAATTGTTGATTTTGATACAAGAGAGCAAGTTGCTGAATATATTGGAAAAATTCCACCTGATACACTTGCAGAAATTTGTTATAAATGGGGTAATATGTATTCCGCGTTTATTGTTATTGATATTACTGGTGGAATGGGTGTTACGACATCAAGAAAGTTACAAGAGTTAGGATACCGTAATCTTTATGTTGATGGGGTTGATTATCAGAACAAATGGAAATACGATGCAAAGGCGATGGATAAGATTCCGGGTCTAAACTTTAATTCTAAGAGAGTTCAGATTATTGCAACATTTGAAGAATATTTGAGACATGGGTTTAAGGTGTATTCGGCTCGTCTACTTAATGAAATGTCGACATTTGTTTATGTTAATGGAAGACCTGACCATCAAAAAGGACATCATGATGATTTGATTATGGCTACTGCAATGTGTGTTTATGTTGCTGAGTCATCTTTTACATCAATGACAAAGGTTACTGACCATACAAAAGCAATGATTGACTCTTGGCAAATTAACACAAATACACAACCATCATCAGCGTATTTTAACCCAGTTATTGGTGAAAATACACAAGTAAGAAATCAACCAACTAAACAAGATTATATGAACCATTCGTGGTTATTTGGAGGAATGAGATAATGGGACTAAGTAATAGAAAAAGAACAAATAGAAGATTTAACGGTACCAAAATGGTGGTTAACAATACAGGAACCGCATCGACAATTGTACCTAAAAATGATTTTTCACAAACAAATCAATATAATCAAATATCACCTAATGAGAATAATTTTATCCCATGTACAACAGATGAGGGATTGTACAATCCTAATTTTGTATACCAACAAACAGGAAGTGTTAATGTTTGTTTAGATGTAAATCCTTTTTATGGTAAAAATAAATTAATGATTGGTAGAACTATTGGATTAACAGTTGTTAATAGTGAAAGTGGAGAATTAATATATAATAATGATGAGTTAAAACCAATTTTTTCCATATCACAATTACCAATTAATCAATATATGGTAACTGGAAATTTCACAGGATTTGTTAAAAAAATAAATAGTGATTTAACAGAAGATAATTCATTTGTCCCAAGATTTCAAACAAATAAGTTTATTAATAAATCAATAGTTAAATTTACACCTGATAATAAAATATTGTTATATATGAGAGGAAATATTACTCCATTTAAAATAGGGCATACTGCAACAACGATTTATTATCAACAAATTTATAAATTAAATACTGATGGTACGATAGATACTGATTTTTTTAATCAAACCATATTTCCATTAGACTCAAATACTCAATTTTTTCCGGCAAGTACCGCATTTGTTTATGATATTGAAATAGTTCCTTCTACGTCACAAGAATTTTATAAGATTTACATTGTTGGTAAATTTAATGAATATCAAGAAGTATCCACTTTTAATTTTTGTTCAATAGACCAAAATGGTCAAATAGACGATGAAATGAACTCCCCGTTTTCAAATATTAATGATTATGTCACATCTATAAAATATGTGAATAATGGTAAACTATTGATTGGAGGATTCTTCGAAGACATCCAAGGATACAACTATCTTTTAAGATATGATGTAAATTTGGACGGTGGAGTTGGTGATGTGGATATTACATTTACTAAAAATAATATTCCAGGACCTGTCACATCAATACAAATAGATACTGATAATAAAATTTTAGTTTCATATAATAATTTAGAAGTTACAGGTACTACAAATTATATTAGATTAAATTTTGACGGAAGTACTGATAACACTTTCAATGTTGAGAATTTTATTCCACAAAGCCGAAGATTATCATCAGAATTCATATATAAATCAAGTAATGGTGGATATTTTTTAAGACAAACCGGTGATAGTTTTGAAAATGGTGTCAAATCACCGACATTTATGAAACTAAAAGGATGTTAAACTATTTCTTACTATTTATTATTAGTTATTATTTAAATTATGAGTGAACAAAATTTAACAGTTTGGCAAAGATTATCACAAGCGTTTGGTCCTAATTCATTATTGGGACAGGATTACCCCACTTATAAGTTTGATAAAAAAGAACTTCTAAAGACAAACTCAAAACAAGAATATGAGAAGGAAAAATTAGAAGCAAGACAAACTTATTATTTGGCAAACCAATGGGCAAAAATTGAAAACAATTTATACACCCAAGCAGTTTATTATGAACCAACAAGATTATCCTCTTTTTATGATTACGAGTCTATGGAGTTTACTCCTGAGATATCAGCAGCTTTGGACATATACGCTGAGGAATCAACAACTCCAAACCAAGACGGATATATCTTACAAATATACTCCGATTCAAAGAGAATAAAATCAATATTGGTAGATTTATTTATCAATTCATTAGATATTAACACCAATTTACCAATGTGGACAAGAAACACATGTAAGTATGGTGATAACTTTGTGTTTTTAAAATTAAATCCTGAAAAAGGAATTGTTGGGTGTATGCAACTTCCCAATATTGAGATTGAGAGATTAGAGGCGGGAATGGGATTGAAAAAAACTGACCCTGAGACAGACCCATCTAAAAAGGCTTTGAAGTTCAAATGGAAACAAAAAGACATGGAGTTTAATTCATGGGAAATTGCACATTTTAGACTTTTGGGTGATGATAGAAGATTACCTTATGGGACTTCTATGTTGGAAAAGGCTCGTCGTATTTGGAAACAATTATTATTATCAGAAGATGCTATGTTAATTTACAGAACATCAAGAGCTCCTGAAAGAAGAGTATTTAAAGTGTTTGTAGGTAATATGGATGACGCTGATGTGGAACCATATATCCAAAGATTTGCAAACAAATTTAAAAGGTCTCAAACCGTTGACCCACAAAGTGGGAACGTGGATATGAGATTTAACCAAATGGCGGTTGACCAAGATTATTTTGTACCTGTACGGGACCCAGCTCAAGCAAATCCAATTGAAACTTTGGCAGGGGCTCAAAACTTATCAGAAATTGCGGATATTGAATATATCCAAAAGAAATTATTAACAGCATTAAGAGTTCCAAAAGGATTTTTAGGATTTGAAGAAACCGTTGGTGATGGTAAGAATTTAGCGTTAATGGATATTCGTTTTGCAAGAACAATCAATAGAATACAAAAAAGTATGTTGCAAGAATTAAATAAAATTGCAATTATTCATTTATTTTTATTAGGGTTTGAAGATGAGATATCTAATTTTACTTTATCATTAACTAACCCATCAAAACAAGCTGACTTATTAATGATAGATGTATGGAAAGAAAAAGTACTTCTATATAAAGATATGGTCACAGGAATTGAGGGTATTGCACCAACATCAGTATCATGGGCTAAAAAACATATTTTAGGATTTTCTGATGAAGATATTAAACTTGATTTACAACAACAAAGAATTGAAAAAGCAGTTGGTGCAGAATTAACTAATACTGCTCAAGTTATTACACATACAGGTCTATTTGATAATTTGGATAGATTATATGGTAAAAAAGAGGGTGAACAACCTGCACCCCCTGCTGGTGGAGGAGAAGCCGGTGGAGATATGGGACTTGGAAGTCCTCCACCACCTTCGGGAGAATCTCCACTACCACCTGAAACACCACCACCTGGAGGTGGAGGAGGTCCTGAATTAGCTCCTGAGGCGAGAGAATCGAGACTTAATATAATCTTAGAAGGAGATTGGTCAAACGATAATGACGAGATTGATTTAAGTAGAGCAAGAAAATCTTTAAATGAAATGGACGAAACTCTTAAAAACTTATTAAATGATTAATATTTATTAAGAAATACGAAATAATGAAATTTGGAGAATTAAAAACTTTGGTAGAAAATAAATTGACAAGTTCTTTTGCTAATAAAGAATTAAGAAATGATGTCAAAATTTTCAAAAAAATATTAAAAGAAGATTCCTCATTTGCAAAAATGATGAATAATTATGATGTCTTAAACGAAAATAAAGGTCTATCTAATGATGTTGCATCATTTTTATTTGATGAAACAATTAGTGAAACTAAATTTTTAAAGATTAAGGAATCGACAATCAATAGAATAAAAAATTGGGCAAAAGGAATTAAGTCTGAAAATAACTACAAAAATATTGACGATTTTATTTTTTCAAAATCAATTACAGTTGAGGAAAAGTTCCAAATTAAAAAAACTATTGTTGAGGGATTGACTAAAAAAGTAGTTAAAAAAGATTCTCCAAATGTTCCAATTAGTATGTTAGTAAATGCGGCTAATAACACAATCAAAAAACATATCGAAAGTTTAAATGAGGAAGATAAAACAAAAGTATTACAAGTTTTAAAATCTGACGAAACTCTTAAAGAAAATTATAATTCTTTAAAAGAAAACACTATTAAAAAAATTGAAACTTTAATATCTGAATCTGATGAGAGTGTAAAAAATGTTTTGGTTGAAACAAAAAACAAAATAGAAAAGACCGAGTATTCAAAACAAGAGTATTTAAAATTACTTACATTAAGTGAAGGGTTAGTTAAATAACAATATAAAAACATATTTTAAAATGGTCCGTAATATACGGACTTTTTTTTTGACAAAACAATTTTTTTAGTATAAATTTATTAAACAAATAAACTCTGAATCGTGGTGATTAATGAAGAAAGGAAAATCTTGTACCCTGAAAGGTTACAGAAATTTTAAATGTTCGTATGGAACAGTAGATGCTAAAAATTTAAAATCAATTTACATAAACGTACAATCTTGGGTAAAACCAAAAAAATATAGTGACAATTGGGAAAGAGTAGTGTCACTTTTTCACAAGAAAGTTAAGAACTTTATAAATGATATTCTAAATCAATTTATGTATGAGAATAAATTTATTGTTGATTTAGATTTAAGGTCAAGTGGAATATCAATTGACAAAAAATCATTTATGAATTTAGAAATCACATTATTTGTGAAGGGTGACCATGACTTTAAATCTGTCAAAATTAAAAATTCAGTAAAAGAAATAGTCGATTCAATTCAAAAAGAAATAATGAGAAATAATGATATCTTCTCATTCCATCTTACTAAAAACGATAAAAAGGCTAAAATAGAAGTTTCATAGTATTTATATATAAAACTTCTGAAATGCAAAATTATAAAATATTAGGACCTAGTGATATAGGTAAAGGAATTCTTGTTGAGTATGATGCAGGATATGTGTCACCAGTAGAATTTTCAAATGATAGAATAATTAAAGAATCCTTTGAGGTTGGTGACTATTCAAAACCATTTGAGTTTTATGCGGTACTACAAAAATATAATACCCCAAATAGAAATGGAAGGGTTTATCCTGAAAGAGTATTAAAAAGAGAATCTGAAAATTATGTAAGAAATTATATAAAAAAGAATACTGCTTTATCTGAATTAAATCACCCTGAATCCTCATTAATTGACTTAGATAGAGTATCTCACATTATTACTGATATTTGGTGGGATAAAAACGTTTTAGTTGGTAAATTAAAACTATTGACATCACCAGGTTTCCATGAAAGAGGTATTGTGTCTACAAAGGGTGACCAAGCGGCAAATCTATTAAGACTTGGTGTTACATTAGGAATATCTTCTCGTGGAGTTGGTTCACTTAAAAAAGTCGGAGAACAAAATGAAGTTCAGGATGATTTTGAATTAATTTGTTTTGACTTAGTGCAAGCACCATCAACACCTGGGGCATATCTTTTTAAAGAAAAAGATGACCAATATAAGTTTGAAGAAAACTTACAGGAAGAAAAAGAATTAAAAGCTCAACAATCATCCTCAAAGTCACTTGATTTAATGAATAAATTATCCGATTATTTAGGAAAATAATTTATTATGGAAATGGACGAAAAATATTTTGTGGCAAAAGTACAGTATGACTTGCCAGATGAAAACTCAGGAAAAATCAAAAAAGTAAGAGAAGAAAAATTGGTTAAAGGTTATAATGTAACCGATGTTGAAGCCAAGGTAACTAAAGCTTACGAATCATTTTCTTACGATTGGAGAATTACTTCGGTTGCGGAAAGTAAAATTGATGAAATTTTTGAGTAATTAAATCTGAAAAGTTTAAACTTATGAAAGGGGCATTATTGTCCCTTTTTTTGTTTTTTACCATTAAAAATGACTTTTTTTAATAGTTGATATATTTATTAAAAAAATGCACAAAATGGCAGAAAAAAACTTAGTTGAAGAAACATTCATCCAAATTCAAAATTTGGAGAACGTTATTAACGAAAACGCAAAAGAAATACTTGCTTCTACAATGAAGGGAGAAATTAGCGAATTAGTAAAAGAGTCTATGAAAGAAGAGACTGATGAACAAGTTGAAGACATCGATATGATTGATGTTGAAGACGAAGATGATGATTCCGAAATCACAGGTGATGAATTATCTATTACTGACATGGGAGACATGGATGATATGGGTGGAGACACTGACATGGACGACATGGACGATATGGAAGATATGGGTGACATGATTGGTGATGATTCAGATGATGTTGAATTTGATGATGAAACTATCGATTTAACTGACGCTTCAGATGAAGAAGTTTTAAAAGTATTTAAAGCAATGTCGGCTGATGATGAGATTACTGTTACACAAGACGGTGATTATATTCATTTAGAAGACGGTTCTGAGGATGTTGAGTATTTAATCCAAACTGAAAGTGAAAACGAACTAGATGAGTCTTGGCTTGAGGAAGAATTAGATGAGGTTGAAGAAAAACCATCAAAAAAACAAGAAAAAAAATCTGATGCAAGATTTGTTCCAAAATCAAAAATGATGGAAGAAATGGACGAGGAAATTGATGAAGAAATGTACGAAGGTATTGATTCTGAAATGGACGAGATTGTTTATGAAATCGAAATGGATGAGGAAACATATGAAGAAATGGAATCTGACACATATGAAAATGTGGATATGATGGAATCTAAAATGGTATCAAAACCAAAGGTAGGAAAAGGAGCGAAGACAGGTTCGGCTTCAAAGTTCTCTTATAAGAAATCAACAGGTGGATTTAAGGAAACAATGAAGAAAGCAAACCCAACTAAGGGTACAGGTAAAGCTAAATTCGAATTTAAAGAAGGAGATACTTTTGATGTGCCAAGCCCAACAGGGTCTGAAAAATTAAGTAAAGCAGAAGCCAAAGAGGCGGCTCGTACTTACGGTACAGGTTGGAGAAAGGGAGCATTACCAAAAGGTGCAAGAGCAGGTCAGGAAGCTGCAAGACTACAAACTGAATCAACTGAAATTGAAATGTTGAAAGCTAAAAATGAAGAATATAGAAAGGCTCTAAATATGTTTAGAGATAAACTTAACGAAGTTGCTACATTCAATTCAAATTTGGCATATGCTACAAGATTGTTCACAGAACACTCAACGTCAAAGCAAGAAAAAATTAACATTTTGAGAAGATTTGATACGGTTGAAACCATTAAAGAATCCAAAGCACTTTATAAGACAATTAAAGATGAACTTTCAGGAAGTGATGTTAGAAAACCTGTTACAGAATCAATTGATAGACTTATTGAATCTGACCAAAAGTCAGGGTCATCAGTTAATTTGATTGAATCTAAGACATATGAAAACCCACAATTCCTAAGAATGAAAGACATCATGTCAAAAATAACAAAATAAACAATAAACTAAAAAAATAATAAAAACCAAATAAAATGGGAGCATTATTAGAATCAGGTCTTGTTGGTAACATCGGTCTTAAGCACCTTAAAGTTATCAAAGAAGATACTATTACAAAATGGGACAAATTAGGGTTCCTAGAAGGTCTTAAAGGCCACCTAAAAGAAAACGTAGCTCAATTGTATGAGAACCAAGCTTCTCACTTAATCAATGAGTCTTCATCAACTGCGGATTCAGGTTCTTTCGAAACTGTTGTATTCCCAATCATCAGACGTGTTTTCTCTAAATTGTTAGCGAATGACATCGTATCTGTACAAGCTATGAACTTACCAATCGGTAAATTGTTCTACTTTGTACCTCAAATCCAAGGTTATAGTGGTGGTAACGCTTACTATACAAGTGATGGTTATAGCGGAGAACATTTTCCACCAGTTGGTGGTCCTGGTAACCCATACGGTGACCCAAATGCGGGATATGGAACAAGTTCAGGAGCGTATCAGAAAAATCTTTATGATTTATTTTATGAAGGTACTGAACCTGGATTAAATCCTGGTGGTTTATTTGACTACTCAAAAGGTCCTTACTATGTTGTTACGGCTGCAACTAACACTTATGGATGGAATACTGCTGGGTTATTAGTACAAAGTGCCTTTACAGAAGCAAACTATCGTAAAATTATCGTAGGTATGAGTGGTTTCTCCTCATCAGGAATTGGTAAATTAATCGGACCTGACGGACAAGAAATTGATAATGAATCATTCTTATCAGATTTAAGAATTGTTGGTGTGTCTACAAATGCGAATACAAGTCCAAATACTGCAAAACCTTATTTATTCAGAGTTGTTACTCAACAGTATGGACAAGGTATTGTTAATTTAGGAAATACTCAATCAACTACTACTTGGAACAGTTCACAAGGTGCTGGAACAGGAAATGGAGGTTCTTATAATAATCTTTGTAGTGCAAATGGGATAATTTATTTAGAAGTTGATTTACAAGTTCCAGCATGTATATCTTGCGGTGGAGAATCTCCCGATGGATATACTGGTTCAACATTTTCATCAACAACTGCAACAAATCAAGCGTTCATTGCTTTATATAGAAGATATAGAGAGTTAGAATTTGAAGACAAAATTGGTGAAGTTTCTTTCAATTTAGAGTCTGTGACAGTTTCTGTTACTGAAAGAAAGTTAAGAGCTCAATGGTCACCTGAATTGGCACAAGACGTTGCGGCATTCCACAACATCGATGCTGAGGCTGAATTGACAGCGTTATTGTCTGAACAAGTTGCAGCTGAAATTGACCGTGAAATCTTACGTGACTTACGTAAAGGTGCGGCTTGGACATTACGTTGGGATTACAACGGATGGAAGAGACTGAACAACCAAGCTACTCCATACACTCAA